ATTTTGGTGTGTGTTCGTCGAATCCAGGTTCTTGGTTTAATATCGCCATCAACTTGGACGCAACGTTTCCCGGAAGTTAAAGCAGACTATCTGGAGGACGCTTGGATTCATGATTCCCTTGAAGATTTCAGGTATAAATGTTTTGTGAAGGCGGAGAAGTCAGTTCAACTTGTTGAAGATATGGCTGCCACGACATTTGATGAGAATTGTGTTGACTCCACAGATATTAAGTTTGATCCTAGGGGCATATCCGTTCCGGAACCAGCGGTTCGGGTTGCCACTGGGCCATGGTGTGATTATTTAAATCGGTATTTGTCCCAGAATTGTCGTGATCGTATATTTTATGCGCCGGGCAACACACCTCTTCAAGTCTCTTGTTGGGTCTCCCGTGTTACTGCGGAGATGAGAGCAGGCCGGTATAGTTTGGCCTTAGCAGTCCAAGGTGATGACTCTTTGATCTTTTATATGGAAGGAGGAGTTTTGAAGGTTCTTTGTGCCGATATCAGTCGTTATGATATGAGCCAGAGGCAAAGTCACTTTCGAGCGACGCTCGCCTTGTTGGACCGCATGCCTATACAACCCGCCCCCGCCCTTGTTCGTCGGACAATCGAGCAACAGGCGAGCCTCGGAGTAGATGAGTGCGTTGTCTACAAAATGCCTTTTGGTAGCGCGCGCGTCCGTGGGACGATGGCATCTGGCAACGGAGTGACGATTACTTTTAATACAATTACGCTCACGCAGGCCAATGTTGCCATCCTCATTAAAGGACTCATTGCCGATTATGAGAATCAGATGTTGCGGTATGGCCTTGCCGTCACATATATGATTGGGAATTTTGAGGATAATCCGCTTCAGGCAGATTTCCTCCAAATGCGGCTCTGGCTCAACGCAGCGGGTGACAGAGTCTTTGGGCCGAAACCGGGCCGTATTATGGCTAGGTTTTTCCATACGGATAGATTTTATACGTATGAGGAGGGGTATAAGTGTATGGCTAAAACGTTCGCTTTGGGTTTGATTAGTTTGGGTAATCATATTCCAATCATCAACGACCTATGCATTCGAGTTTTAGATTTGACTAAAGGCTTAACCCCTGTTAAGCTGCGATTTGGTGAGATTGCCGAGCTTGATGCTTGGCGTCAGGGCAGTTATGAGAAGGAAAACGTGCGCACTGAGCACGAAATGGCTAATTTCTATGGCCTCGAATCCACTGACATAAAATGTATCAGGGAAAGGATTCGCATCTGGGAATGGGATGAGCCAATCGATAATACACCGTATTTACGACTTGTTATAGGTCGGATGGTTTCGATTGACTTAGCTTGACTATCCCGGTTCGGACACTCATTT